AGAAGTAGACGTACTTCAATCTGCAACTGGAAATGATGTAAGTTTGTCAACTGATAATACCATGACTTCTGCGTTATTACGTAGTGGTTTACAAAAACTGCTTGATGCAGGTTTTGATTATGCAGATGGTGAAACATATTTATATGCTTCTCCTGCTACATACATGGGAATATTAGGCTTACAGGACTTCTTTGATTCATCTCGTAGAGGTGATGATCAGAATCCTAACGTATCTGGCGGAGTAGGCATGATTTATGGAATGCCAACTTTTATCAGTACAGATTGGGATGATGATGGCGGAAGTGGTGATGAAACAGCAACTATCTTCAAGAAGGAATCAGTGTACATGGCTATGCAGATTGCACCTCGTGTACAGTCAGCATATGACATTGATCACTTAGCGACAAGCGTTGTTGCCGATATTTTATTTGGCGCATCCTTATCACATGGTGCTTCTAGCACTTCACTTGGAGTTGTTAACTTCAACAATCCGTAAGGTTAAATGGGCAGGTCTTCTTTTAGACCTGCCCAGTATAAAAGGAATAATTATGTTGTATTTTAAAAGAAAAGATGGATCAGTATTTGGAAAATTAGATAGTATAAGTAAAAAACAAATTGATTCATATATTAAAGATGGTTGTGAGCCTTGTAATGAGAATGGCGAAGAAAAGAAACCAAAGAAAAAATCTATATTAAAAAAGAAGAAGAAATGAAGACAAACGATTTTTTATGTCATCGTTGTAACTATAAATGGGAACAACTATGGTCAAAAGATGATAAAATACGTTGTCCAAAGTGCGGATCTTTTAAGTTTCGCAAATTGATCGCAAGTCCGATCATACATAGTAAAACAATATCTGACTCTAGTTTAAGAGCGCAAGGTATTGTAGAATAAATAACCGAAATGCCCATGAGAGTAGTCACGCTCGGTAAGGCATTCATAAAGGAGAAACAAGATGGCTGATCTTTCAAAACATTCAGTTGTTGAATCACTGAACATCTCAAGTTCTGCAAATCACTCTGTGCAGACTGCACAAAGCGTAACCACAGGAACAGAATATAATTTAAACGTAAGTGCTGTTCATAGTGTTATATTACAGCCTAATGGAGATATTTATTACGGCTTTAGTTCATCTGCAAGTGATATAATAAGTGCTTCAAATAGCCTATATCTAGCAGGCGGAGATACCATTTATGAATTAAATATTCCTCATGGTATTGGCAGCACTGTTTATTTACACCTACTTGGCAAAGGTGCAACGTCCACAGTCCGCATCGTTTTAGCATAGGAGTATATTATGGCATCGTTTAAAAATTTAATTAGTAACACATCGGCACAAATCTCATCTGGTGGAACCATCACAGGCGATTTGGTAATTAATGGTGACCTCCAGGTGGATGGCGGTGGTTCACTATCTTTTGATGAGATAGTTCAAGGCACATCTACAATTAAAGTTACAGATACATCAGCCTTTCTGATAGAAAAAGCAGATGGAACGGATGTCTTTGTTGTGGATACGACTAATAATACAGCCACATTTGCTGGTGATGTTACATTTGGTAATACTGCAATTTTTTCTAATAATAAAAGTATTAACTTTTTAAATACGAGTGGGTCTGAAAAGGCAATAATTTCATTCGATAGTTCAAACATTACTAAAATTGGAGATGCAAGTAGTAGTGGGACACTACAATTAAATTCAGGTAATGCCACATTTGCTGGTACTATTAGCGCAACTAATCTTCCTGAATCAAAATCTACTGGAGAGAGTTTTGCTTTCGGAACAAACGCTGGTAGTGCTTTTCTTGGTGATAGTGTAAATAAAATTAATGTTGCAATTGGTTCTAACGCTGGAACTGCTATGGCTGATTATGGTGGAAATGTATTCATCGGTAAGGACACAGCCAAATTAAGAACTAGAGGTGATAACAATGTTGCGATAGGCACTAGTGCTGGTGGAATAGATGGTGATGATTTTGGTGATAAAAATGTTTTTATTGGGCTAGATACGGGAAAAAACATAAATAGTGTAAACGCAGATTCTAATGTCATGATTGGTAATTCAGCGGGTTCAGCGGGTACTGTTTCTATTTCAAATGTTTTAATCGGAGATAGAGCTGCAAATACGCTCAATGATAGCAGAGATAATGTTGCTATTGGAACGCTTGCTGGAACAGGAGATGGAGTTACAAATACTACAACTGGAAATGGTGTCTATGTAGGATATTATGCAAGAAGTAATGCAACAAACGCCAATAATGAAATAGTGATTGGCTCTTCAACAACTGGTAGTGGTTCAAATACAGTTACTATTGGTAATAGTTCAATAACTACTAATTATTTTAGAGGTACTTTATCAATTTTTAGAGATGACAGCGATAACCAAACTGTTAAAAATAATATAATTGTAGAAAATGATGGCACTGGTGATGCGAGTATAAAATTTAGTTTAACTGGAGCAACAGATTGGTATGCTTACGTAGATAATTCAGACTCAGACAAATTTAAAATAAGAAGAAGCACAACAGACCATTTAACTATTGATGAATCTGGTAACGCTACATTTAATACTGCATTAATGATAAATAGTTCCTCTGCAAACTACGCTGATTTAACGGTTGGAGGAACTGGTGACATAGTTGCCTTACGAGCCAGTAGTGGAAGTGCTGGATTTACAATGTACGAAGCTGGAACTGGTAGATTCAATATGACCACTTTAAATGGTTTAAATGGAATTGCCTTTAAAACTCCATCAACAACCAGAATGATAATTGACGACAACTCCCGAATCTCATTATCGAATAATGATAGTGGTACATCTAATACAGTCTTTGGAAAGTTGGCTGGTGATGATTTAGCTAGTGGTGGAAATTACAATAGTCTTTTTGGAGAAGATGCTGGTCATGCTATTACAACTGGTGATTCAAATACGGCAGTTGGATACCAAGCTGGTTTAGAATCTACAGTAGAAGATTTTAACACTTATATTGGTTATCAAAGCGGATACAGAACTGCTGGGCTAGACAATCAACATAATACATTTATTGGATATGGCTCAGGTTCAGGTGATTGGACATCAACTAAAAGTGATAAAAATACTGGAGTAGGTTCTCTTACTTTAGCTGGAGCTATGAATAGTGGGATACAGAATACTGCTCTCGGATTTGGAGCTTTAAATATAGTAACAACTGGTGATAGCAATGTTGGAGTAGGTGTTACTGCTGGTAATACTTTGACAACTGGAAGTAATAATACTGTTATAGGTACTGATGCAGATACAAGTGCTTCAGATTCAACCAATCAAATAGTAATAGGTGCTACTGCAACTGGTGTAGCAAATAATACAGCAATAATAGGCAACTCAAGCACAACAGATGTGTATATGGGTGATAATGGTAATGTTTGGTCTCAAACTTCTGATGGAAGATTAAAAGAAAATGTTGTTAATTGGAGTAAAGGATTAAATGAAATTGAGAAATTAAGAATTGTTGAATTTAATTTTAAAAAAGATAATCCATTTAATTATGATGATAAAAAGAAAAGACAAGGTATTATAGCTCAAGAAGCTAAGGAAATAATACCTGAAATGATAAAAGATGATGGAGAATGGTTATCTGCTAATACAGAACCTATGATTTGGACTTTAGTAAAAGCAGTACAAGAGTTATCGGCAAAAGTAAAAGAATTAGAAAATAAATAAACAAGGAGTCACTATGGCTAAAACAAAAAAAGAAACGCCAGTTATTCTAAAGTTGAATGATGTCGAATATGATGTTAATAAAGACTTTAGTGACGAGCAAAAACAAATGTACTTACATCTTAAAAACATAGATGATAAAATAAATTCAAATAATTTTATCCAACAACAATTAACAGTTAGTAAAGATGGATTTGTGCGTTTATTAAAGGAATCATTAACAAAATGATTGTTAGAAAATGCGCCCAAAATCACGATATAGCTATTTTCAAGAATACTAAACCAAATATGGTAAAGAAAATTCTAATGGCAGATGAAACTATAATAACTATTACTTATCCTAATTCTAAAGATTATTTTGTATTAGTTGATGGTGAGATAGTGAAAAGGACTGACTCTTTCAAGACTGCTGAAGAGTGTTATTTGGAAGAGAAAGGAAAAAAGAATATTGTAGGTCATGGGCGCATTGATATTATAAAACATAAATTAATTGAAAATATAGTGGTAGATAGATGAGAAGAAGATTCAAGTTAAAAATAAAAAAAAAGGAAGATAATAGTGTTAGTACGAGTTATGGGATTATTGTTAATTATGTGTATAATGAGTAGTTGTTCTAATGGTTGGTCTGTAGGCAATTTTTATGAAGATTCAACAATGTATTCTTATATTGAAATTATGGATCAAGATTCTACAAGTCATTTTTATGCAAATAAAGTAAGATTTGATGCAGATAATTGGTGTTTTACCCATAACCAATGGGAAGCAGTTAAGGAATATGAGTGAAAAAACTGCTAGAAGTTATCGTGCTAATGTTATTGACGACAATTTTTCTATACATCTTAATATTAAGTGGCTTTTTCAAATATTATGTTTTGTTGCTGCTATTAGCTATTATGGTGTGCGTATGGAAAATAGGATTGCTAGGCTTGAAACTGAACTTATTAGTGCGGAAACAACAATTAAAGATTTACTGGCAAAGCATACAATGGAAGAAGAAACAAAAAGGCAAGAGTTAGAAGAAAAAATTATGTTTTATGAGAAAGAATTAAAAATTAATTTAAATCCAATGTCCTGGAAAAAGAGAAAGAAATAATGGACTTTATAACATTATACAGTGAAGCTGGCATGATAGGAATTTGCGGATTATTACTTGTTTATTTAGTAATGAACTTATCTAAAAAATTAGAAGCTCAAGCAGAGTCTTTAAAAGAATTGGAAGTAGAAAATAAAGGTCAATCAGAATCAATCAATAATATGGAAGGTATGATTATTAAACTTATTAGTAGATGGAATGAATCAGATGCAGTGCGAGATAGGAGGTATGAACAAACAATGGAAGCTATAAGTGATTTAGAGAAACAATTATCAAGAATGGATGGAATTATGTCCAGAATGAATGGGAATGGACGTGGATAATCAAGATATAAGAACTATCTATGCAAGGCATGACGAAAGATTAAGAAATATATATTCTACACTAAATAGAATTGAAAAACATTTAGAACGGCTTAATGGAAAGGTTAGTAACCATGATACTGATATTGCTCGATTTCAAACATGGGGAGCGGTAGCTCTTGTTACTTTCCCAATAATGATAAACATAATAATGAGGTTCGTATAATGGATATAAAATCAATGTTAGTAAAACTAGCAGAAGAACAGGCTGATAAAATGCAAAATCAAGCAGTGGATCATATTGGATCAAATGATTTTGCAGATAAACTAGCACAATTACTAAACGATAAAATAAACATACCTTTTGTAAAAGAAGAGAAAGAAGGTGTGATGTTTAAGGAGTTAGTAGAAGTAATACAATCTATTACTATCGGTTTAATTAAAGGTAAGTAATGGCAGTACCTGCACGAGTGAAATCTACGATGCGTAGACTCAATCTACGCGGAGTAAATAAACCAAAGCGTACACCAGGTCACAAAACAAAATCACATGTAGTGATGGCATCTAGTGGTGGACAGTATAAATTAATACGCTTTGGTCAGCAAGGTGCAAGAACAGCAGGTAAACCACGCAAAGGTGAGTCAGCAAGGATGAAAGCAAAGCGTAGATCTTTCAAAGCAAGACATGCTAAAAACATTGCTAAAGGTCGCATGAGTGCTGCTTTTTGGGCGGATAAAGTCAAATGGAGTTAATATGAAAGTAAAAGGTATCAGTGTTACAGGATTAAGTAAACGACAAGTATCTGCAATGCGAAGACATGCAAGGCATCATACTGCAAAGCATTTACGATCTATGGTATCTGCAATGCGTAAAGGTGCAACTTTCGGTCAATCTCATACTAGTGCAATGAGGAAGGTGGGTAAGTGAGAAAGAAATCATCTGTAAATAAAGCAGGTAACTACACCAAACCATCACTACGTAAACGGATCTTTTATCGTATTAAGGCAGGTAATAAAGGCGGTAGAGCAGGTCAATGGAGTGCAAGGAAAGCACAGATGTTAGCAAGAGCATATAAGAAAGCAGGCGGTGGATATAAATAATGGCTTTAAAAAAATCACAAAAAAGTTTAAAAAAATGGAGCAAGCAAGACTGGGGTTACGTCACAAAAGGTGATGAAAAGAAACCACGCAGAAAGCGAGGAAGATATTTACCTGCTAGTGTACGTAAGAATTTAACAAAATCACAAAAGGCATATGAGAATAGGCTTAAAAGAGCTGCTAGTAAACAAGGTAAGCAGAAAGCTAGTTATTCTAAAAGAACTGCCAAAAAAGTAAGGAGAGCAAGATAATGGCGTATCACTATGGAAAGAAAAAGAAATCAAAGAAAGTAAAAGTTAAAAAGAAGAAGATGAAGAAAGGTATGAAGCGCAAATGATTAATCCAAATCAAATAAAAAAACTCATTAAGCGTGTTTTACAGAAGATAGATTTATATTCTCCTGAAGCAGCAGAGTTTATTTATAATATTGGATTAGTAGAATCGAGATATATTTACATTCAACAAATCTCAGGCCCAGCGGTTGGCGTATACCAAATTGAACCATGGGTGGGCGTAGATACAATAAATAACTATCTTCAGTATCGAGAAGAGCTAATGAAGAAAGTTTCAAAAGCGTGTTATTTAAATTGGTCATATTTTACTTCGCCAGTTGAAAAGGATTGGGAATATATTCTCACTACCAATCTTGCAGCTCAAATAGTTTTTTGCAGATTACACCTGCGTAGAATACCAAAAAAGTTACCAAGAACCTTAGAAGAACAAGCGCAACAATGGAAGGTTTTTTATAACACTGCAAAAGGTAAAGGTACTCCAGAGAAGTTTTGCGAGATAGTACAGAAATATGGATGAAACAGAGAAAATAGATAGATTAATTGAAACAATGCACGAGTTGCAAGAATTAACACGTCAATTAGAAGATCCACGCATTGATATGGATATGATATTAGGAGCAATGATTGCATTAATTATTTGCACTGATATACCTGATGTCACCATTTTACCTACTAGTAGCATAACAAATGAGATAGCACAAGCATGAGTTACTTAACAGCATTCTGCAATATAACAACCGATTTACAAGCAATAGTTAGTGATATAGATCGCTATGATCGTAAACGTGTACTAATGTCAAATTGGAGCAATCCTAGCTCAAATACCTATCGTCTTTCTAATACTGGATACATAGAAAATTTATACAAAGATGGAGTAGAAATGACTAAAGTTAGTGATACTCCTAACGCAGATAATGAGTTTAAATATTCTGAGTCTACAGATTCAGTTGATTTTTTTCTAGCATCTAGTTCAGTAAGCGCATTAAATAGTAGTGTATTTGAAGCAGGACAAGATTGGGAAGATTTAAAAAATCGTGTGGTAAAAGAACAAGCCGATCATATGCGCAGTTATTTAAATAGACCTATTTATAAGCGCGGTAATAGTAACTATCAAGGTGCATCAGATAGACCATATGACTTTATTATAATACGATGCAATGCGTTATTAGCCTGCGCAGATTTAGTGCGTAGCCAAGATCCAGAGAAAGCAGCAGAACTTCAAGAGCAGGTATTAGGTGATGAAGGTATGCTCACAAAATTAAAGTCACGTGATTACGTGATGTGGAATGAAACTAGTTTTCGATCAGAATCTGGCGTTATTCGTGAGATTA